TGCCGGAAGATTTAAGTATGTTTATAACAAAAGCGGGATTGGGTAAATTAAATCCCCAAATAATAAAAGCAAGAATATGAAGTCACCGATTCTTATAACGGGATGCGCGCGAAGCGGAACCAGCATGGTTGCAGGGATTATCCACATTTGTGGTGCTTTTGGTGGGAAGATGTCCGGACCTAATTCCAATAATGCGAAAGGGATGTTCGAGAACGCGGCTATCAGGAATGAAGTAGTCAAACCATACTTCGCATCCATTGGTGTAGATCGCCTGGGACAATTCCCATTACCTGATATTAATAACCTACCTATTCCCAGCGGATGGCAGGCCAAGGTGGAGCAGCTCATACAGAATCAGGGATACGAAGGAGGCCCGTGGATGTATAAGGGAGCAAAGATGTGTTTACATTGGCGGGTTTGGAACTACGCCTTCCCAAATGCAAAGTGGATTATTGTCCGCCGCAAAACTTCTGACATTATTAACTCTTGTGAGCGGACGGGATTCATGCGGGCGTTTCATAATACAACCAATCAACGAGCGGTGGGGGTAAAGAATTCCAGTGAGGGGTGGCTCTGGTGGGTTCACCAGCATGAGGCACGATTCCGGGAAATGATTAACGATGGTTTGAATGTAAAGATAGTTTGGCCCGAGCGAATGGTAGATGGTAATTATGAGTTGATGAAAGAGGCAATCGAATGGGCTGGGTTGGAATGGGATCATGAGAAGGTCCTGGATTTTATTGAACCAAAATTATGGAAAGCACGTAAAAAGAAATAATCATGGCACGAGTTACAGCAGAAGAAGTAAAGGCAATAATTGATACCTCCCTGACAGATGCTCAGGTGGAGGCATATATCGATATTGCTTCCGAAATAGTTACGAATAATGTAACTTGTGGATTGAGCGACGAGGTATTAACTGAGATAGAGCGATGGCTGACAGCACATCTCATAGCGATGACCAGATCCAGGACGACCAAATCTGAGAAGGTTGGTGAAGCATCCGTGACTTATGCGGGGGTATTTGGAACTGGATTAAACGCAACACCCTATGGTCAGACCGTACAGATGCTGGATACCTGCGGGGCTCTAGCGAATCTGGGAAAGAAAGCAATTAGCATAACCGCAATAACAAGTTTTGAGTAATGAGTCTTCAGGAATTTATAAATCGCACAGCCGCCCAGGACATTGTCCATTGGCAATTGCTATCCATCGATGCGTATAGCCGTGAAACCTTCGCAGCAGGGCAAGATCTCAAAGCCAGGTGGACGGAAGCCCAGGAATTGGTTGTTGATTCAAAAGGGGAGGAGAGAATGAGTATTGCTAAAGCATTGGTACTCCAAGATATGAGCGAGGGGGACTATCTTTGGTTGGGTGCGATTGCTGATTCAGAATACGATGCTGATCCAAAGGATGTAGATAATGCATTACGGGTTGTTGCTTTTCAAAAGATTCCGGAGCTTGGATCCGCAGATAAATTTATTCGATATGCTTATTTAAACATGGGCAGAAATACTACTATATAATGATAGGGATAAAAGGAATTGATCAAGTGACGGCGGGGATGGAAAAAGCCTTGCAGAAATATATGGTTCAGGGAACCGTGGGTATGCGGGAGGCTGTTGCATATATCCGGGCTGATATGGATAAGACCCCTCCCCTGATTCCAGTGAGGGATAATAACCTGAGAAGTTCCTGGTTTGTGAATTTCGTTAAGAATCTTCAGGGAGGCCAAGCCGTTGTATTTGGATTTAATGCTAACTATGCAGTTTATGTCCATGAGAGACTCCCTGGTGAGCCCTGGGGTCAGGGTGTTGTTCCGGACAATATTGACTGGAGTCGGCCAGGGTCCGGACCTAAATTCCTGGAAGCATCTCTGAAGAGAAATACAGATGAAGTTTTGCGATTAATTGCTAATACCATGAAGAAATGAATGCACTAAGCGATGATATAAAAACAATGTTGGTAGTTCCTTCGTCCTTAGCATTGACAGCTGGGACTAATTTATTTATCAATATGGAACCAAAGGAACCGGATTTATGTGTTACGATTTATGACACCCCCAGCTTCCCACCGGAATCACCGCTTGATAATTTAACAACCTATTATAGGTCTTCTTGTCAGATAAGAGTCCGAGCAAAGGATTCACCAACTGGTATGAGCCTTGCAAGAGATATAATGGAGTACCTCCACAGCCGGGCAGGCGAAGAGTGGGGTGGTTCTTTATATACTGTTATTCGCGCTACTGGGGAACCTGCCCTGCTAGATTGGGATCAGAATAACAGACCACGATTTATTATTAATTTTAATTGTCAGCGACGCTGATAGAAAGGAGAACAAACTATGAGTGATGCTATTGCCGGAGTCGGCACGTTGTTTAGGAGATGGAGTGGATCCGCTTGGGTGAATATTGCCGAGGTGAATTCCATTACTGGCCCTAATAAAACTCGTGAGACGATCGATGTGACATCCCTGGACTCCGTTGGAGGTTACCGGGAGTTTATCGCTAGTTTCCGAGACGGCGGAACAGTTCAGTTAACTATGAATTTCACCAGGGCGACGTACGACCTGATGAATGATGATTTTGAAGATGATACCGCACAGAGCTACGAGATAGTTCTTCCAGATGCGGAAAACACAACTTTGGAATTCAATGGATTAGTTACTGAAGTCCCCTTGACTATCTCGACCGATGATAAAGTGACTGCTGATGTGACCATAAAGGTTACCGGGCAGCCTACTGTAAATAGTGGTTCGGGATCATAAGTAAACCAACCTAATCATGGCTGGTTATTTTTTAACCTTAAAAGTACTTAATCATGGCAGTACAGTTTTTAAAATATCGTGAAAAAGAATATCCTATAAAACTAGGTAACTATTCCCTTCGTAGATTCCAAAAAGAACACGGAGTTGAGTTGGCAAATATTAAGGACGATGAGAGTCTTTATGAACCTCTTTTATTCTTTGCATTAAAGCAAGGGGCCAGGTATGAGAAAAAACCTTTGGATTTGGAAGAGGCCGACATGATTGACATGCTGGACGACTGTATGATGGATTTCGTCAAATCCATTCCGGAGTTTTTCGTGGATTCTATTCCTGAAGAATTGCAAGAAGAGTTTAAAAAGGAGCTGGCAAAGCTTCAGGAGGCGGGGGGAAAGGAGAAGGAGGTAAAACAGACTGGGACAAAGTCCAAGCGCAAGCAGTAGTCTTTTTGGGAATAACTCCGGAGGAATTCGACGACATGGATTCTAGAGAGTTTTTCCACGCGATGTATACTAAGCGAATGGCATTGCGAGATGAAATCCGTGAGCGTTTGGAATTAGTCCGATTTAAGCAGTACTTGGAAGAGTTGGTTAGTCCGTATATAAAGAAAGCGGATAAGCCAAAGAAAGCGGAGGATGTTATTAAGTTTACTTGGGAGTTGCAAAGGAAGATGTCTATTGAAGAAATGAAAGAGGCATTTCATGTGATCGCGAGTTCATATAAACCACCCAGGAAAAGGAAACTAAATACAAGACCACCGAAACATTTACAGAAACCTCCATCACAGATGAAACGGACAAAATACTTACGGAAACCAAAAGGAGAATAAGATGGCAGCAAATGCATATCAAGTAGGTCAATTAATCGCACAGCTTGGACTGGATAGTATTCAGTTTACGGCTGGGATGACTGCCGCACAAGCACAGATGAAAGTAGCTGATGCGGCTATGAAAAAAGCCACTATGAGTATGCAGGCATCTATCACTGCGGTGGGGGCTCGGATGCAGGCTACTGGGAAACTGATGACTCGGTACATGACACTCCCTATCCTGGCAATTGGGGCTGCCTCATTTAAGGCACAAAAGGATTTTGAATCTTCCATGTCAAAAATTGAGGGCCTTGTTGGTATAGCGGCAGATGAAGTACAGCGGCTATCAGAAGAGGTCCTGAAATTAAGTCCGAGTGTCGGCAGAGGTCCGGAAGAATTGGCCGATGCCTTATTCTTTATAGAATCAGCTGGTATCAGGGGAGCAGATGCAATGAATGTATTGGAGATGGCGGCTAAGGCTTCCGTATCTGGATTGGGTGAAACCAAGACGATTGCCGACCTGGTTACATCTGCTATGAATGCTTACGGTAAAGAGAATCTGAATGCATCAATGGCGACCGATATCCTGACCGCTGCAGTTAGGGAAGGGAAGGCTGAGGCTACTGAGATGGCTGGGGCTATTGGAGTAGTCCTCCCCATTGCTAGTGAGATGGGAGTTACATTTGACCAGGTGGGGGCGGCCTTTGCTGGTATGACTCGTACGGGTACTCCAGCTCGGGTAGCTGCTACCCAGTTGAAAGCCATCCTATCTAAATTAATGAATCCAACAGAGGATGCAAAGCGGGCGTTAGAGGGGATGGGTTTGAGCGCATCTGGATTACGAAAGCAGATTAAGGAGGAGGGTTTGATTACTACCCTTGAGACTCTTCGTAAGACTACCAACCAATATGGTGAGGATGCGATGGGTAAAGTATTTCCCAATATCCGGGCTTTGATGGGTGTGCTTGACCTCATGGGAGCAAACATGGAAGAGAATATTGCTATTGCAGATAGGATGTCTGATTCTACTGGTTCCCTGAATCATGCTTTCGAGGCCGCTACCAAGACTACACAATTCAAGTGGGATAAAGCAATTGCCCAAGTAAAAACAACCTTGGTGAAATTTGGAACTGCAATGAAGGATTTAGTTATTCCAATCATTGAAAAGTTCACTGAAAAGATTAAAACCTTTACTGATAAATTAGATTTGATGACCCAGGCTGAGAAGGAATCGGCTATTAAAACAATTGCCTTAGTGGCTGCCCTGGGCCCATTACTTTCTATTACTGGGAAATTGGTAAAGGCCATCGTTGCTAATCCATATACGGCCCTCGCTATAGCTATTGCTGCGGTTGTATTAGGTACAGTTCAATGGGTAAAGGCAAATAAAGAGCTCTTTGATGGAATGAGTGGTATCGAACGAGCCGGTAAAGAAACGATAAAACAGTACGGAAAACAAAGTGCAGCCATTAATCTCTTAGTCAAAAAAATAGAAAACGAAAACTTTTCAAATGAAACTAGAATCAAAGCAATAAATGAACTTAAGAAAATCATTCCGGAGTATAATGGTATGATAACTGAAGAAGGAAAACTAATCAACAGTAATACAACAGCCATTGACGACTATTTGGTTGCCCTGGGTGAGAAGATAAAACTTCAAGCGTATGAAGAAGAGTATACCCGATTACTAAAGAGGCAATTTGAACTTCAAGGTAAGATTGCAGATGCTACATTGAACACGTATCGAAGTGGCACAGCGGGGAAAGTTGCAGAAGCAAATTTGATCCGTTTAAATTATCAATACGATAAGAATGCTGAGGCGATTGCAGAAATGAATACGGCTGCAAAGAATTTGAATATCACACTTGGGCAAACACCCTCTACGGTGACTCCTGAAACTGAAACCGGAACTGGTGGAACAGGTGGATCAGGCGGGGATAGTCTAGTACCAAGTATTACTGCAGTTGAGGAATATGTGCAGGATGCCAGCGAGGTCATGGGTACGTATTATGATTTGGTGGACGAAGTTCAGAAGGGATACGAAGAGATGATGATTGCATCCGAAAAGAAAGTCTCAGAGGCAATGCTAAAGGAGATTATTAAACGGATGGCCGCTGAAGAGAAGGCAGAAAAAGAAAGGATTGCCAGAGCGCAGGCGTATGTTAGAATAGGTCAGGATTTGGCATATGCTCTTGGTGAGGCTATGGCAGGGCAAGAAGGCGCTTTTAAATCTATGGTGACGACGATGCTTTCCGGAGTCAATAACATCATCTCGGCTTTGATGGCCCAGGCCGTTGCGGCATATATTGCTAGCAAGGCCGCTATTCCTGGTGGATTGATTGCCGCTGCCGCTGGTGTCCCTATACTCTTAGCGTTGTGGCAAAACCTAGTACCAGAATTTGCTACTGGTGCATTAGTCTATGGGGAGACTATTGGGAAATTGGGAGAGTATCCAGGAGCGAGTTCGAACCCTGAAGTAATTGCACCATTGAGTGATTTAAAGAAATACCTACAACCAGGTGGTTCTAGTGGAGGATCCCCAACTGTGATTGAACTCGTGTTGCGGGGTCGGGATGCGTATGCTATGGTGAAATTGGAAGAACTTTTACAAAACACATACTAATGGCTTGGGTAACAGAATATGATTTGACTTGGCGGAGTGGGAATGCTCTGGGTAAGATTGAAATTATGCGTGATGGGGGAACCTATCAACAAGGTTTGACTTTGGCGCAGGGCTCCTTGCAGATTCGGAATGTTCTTCCGGATTGGGATTCCCAGATATTTCGCATGTCGTGTTCTTTTACAATCATTAATGATTTGAGTGATTACTTTGAACTCCTCCCATTGATGACAATTTCTGCTGGTCAACTGAAGGTGGTAGTGACAGAAACAGATCCAGATTCAGTGACCTTATTTGAAGGATATATGAATCCGGAAACAGTTTCCCAAAGTCTTTTTGCGAAAGCCCCTATTCGTTTAACTGCATCTGGATTACTATCAAAGTTACAGATGGATCATCCCGTGGTGGTAGATACTATTCAGGCAATGAGTTTAATTGACTTATTGGATGATTGTTTGCGGATGACCGGTAGTGAGTATGATATTAATGTGAATTGCCGCATAGAGGAGGCCAGTTCAGCCATGACCACATCACAGACGGCATTCAATAAAACAGGGGTGAGCACTGAAGTATTCTGGGAGAATAATGTGGACAGGAAGAGTGCGTTAGAAATAATAGAGGATATTCTAGCCCCGTTTAATTGTTACATGTATTGGTATAGGGGGTATTGGTGGATTGAATCCTATGAGGATCTTGATTGGTATTTTTCCTCTACTAAATATTATGTCCGATACACAACCGGAACTTCTGCTGGTTATGGTAGTAGTGATGTGGGCACTCGGTTTGGTGTCACTCTGGGAACAAGGGAATTAGTCCATGCTCCTACTATTCGCCCGCAACAACATCCAAATCAGGAATTGAGCATCATCCCAGGAGCCCGTCGAATTGATATTAAATTGAATCAAAAAACATTTTTTAATTTCTTCAATTCTGATTTATCCGATGTAGTAAAAAGTGGATTTACTGAACCTACTCCAGAATTAAGAGAGTGGCATGCGTTTGAGCTTGGAGGCCCTACCCCAATTATTGAATGGTTCCAAGAGGGTGAGTCGTATGATATAATTGCAAACGGAATCCGACGTGATGGCTCATATAGTGGATCGCTTGGTGTTGGTTTCAAGGATGGGCTAACTACTCGTTTTAAAATCACAGCACGGACTGATACCAGCCTGACAATTAGTTTTAAATTCTCAACTAATTTTGCAGTACTTGGTAGCACATCCGTATATGCTAATTATATTGTTAAATTTTATTGGTATTTGCGAACTACTGATGATCGGTATTTTACGTATGGGGATAGTTCTGGAGAATGGGAATTGGTTGAAGCAGGGGATCCGTCAATAAATTACAATACGCTAGAAGTTAGTGCTAGTGCTTTTAGTCAAGGATATCCCAATTCATATGAGGGATCTATAACAATTCCTATTGGTAATATTATGGATTCATCAGATGATTATTTAGAGGACCTCGACTTAATTTTTAGGATGGGCACAGAAGAGCACCAGGAGGTCGACGAGCCCAGCACGGCTGTTCCGTTTTATTTAATAGCCTGGTACGGTGATTTTGTGGCGACTATTTCAGAATCATTAAATGATAATCTTATCAGGGGAGATCTCAATACGGATTTCCTGGATACACGCACTATCGAACTGGAGTTATTTGATACAGGTAGTTGGAGTTACAGGAATGCTCTTTTAAAAACTTCCACCTGGGGGTTTTTAACAGAAACCTGGGGACGTGATTCTGAATTCCTCCCACTATCTGAAAACTTATTACAATCTAAGTTTCGATTATATAATGTAGCTCGTCAGAAGTTAAAGATTAGTTACAATTCTACTGATGTAAATGACTATCAGCCGATGTTGTTATGGGAGGATGATAAACAAAGTGATAAGTTATTTGCCCTCTGCTCCGATATACATTACCCAGAAACTGATACACATGTGGTTGGATTATGGGAATATGATAATACTACACCTATAAATTTAATTTGATATGGATGTAACCGTTTCCAGATTATTCGTCAATAAAGATTTTTACGGGACCAATAATGCTCCTGTTTATTCATACAGTAGACCCACCGGTGGTGCTGCGGCTATTGATAAAGGAATCATTTGGGCAGGGGCGACACCTGGGGGACTTGGAACATTCACATCAGCCGATATAATTACTGCCCAAGAGAATTTACGCTTTGATGGAACTCAATTATTGGTTGGTGATGTTACGGCAGTATATCCTTCCAACTATGGGATGGTAGTGGGAAGTGATGGTAACGAAGAAGTGGGTGGTGTTCATGTTTTAGGA